GATACAAAACGATTGTTTTTTTGATATAATATATATAGAATCAATTTTCTATAGTATTGCAATGTCCAGAAGTAATATAGTCCATAATCAACTAATCAAAAGAGGAAACAATGGAACCTGTACAATTAACGATGGAGCAACAATTCAAACTCGCAATAATCAGGCAAAATGTTGACAGCCTAACCTTGGAACAAGCCAAGGAACACATTATCGAATTAGTCATACAGAGTATGATTAAGGATGATTTAATTAAGAATTGGATGAAAGGAAGATGATAATTGTATTTGAAGGCATTGACCGGAGTGGGAAAACCACTCAGATGTCCAGATTGAAAGAATACTTAGAAGCAACAACTAGCTTGGCTGTGTGGAGTACGAGAGAACCTTATGGGGATGAGTGTAGGAATAAGATTAAAACCGTCTCCATGAGTCCCCAGGAACAGCTAGATTTGATTCTTGAGGATCGGCGACGGCACTGCGATGTGATTCGGGAAAAGATGGGAGAATTTGATATTGTTTTATGCGATCGCTTCACCCCCTCCACACTCGCCTATCAAGGTTACGGCCACGGGATTGACCCTAATATCCTTATCAAAGCGAATGAAGCCGTCACGGGGGGACTAACACCCGATATGGTGATTATTTTTGACTTACCAATTCGGGCGGCTGTGGCAAGATTGGAAGACAGACCCCTTGATGCAATTGAAAGAAATATCTTGTTTTTGGAGAGGGTGAGGTGGGGATATTTGGACATTGCCAAAAGATACAAATACCACCTGATTAATTCCAATCAGTCATCTGAGTTGGTGTTCAATAAGGTGGTAAATCGGGTGTTGCAGGTTTTGGAAATTGAGAGCTTAGCTGTAGGTTGAGTTGTTTTTGTGTTAATCAGTCAATACAGGCACATTTTCTTGATGCCTGTTTGTTGTCAATAATTAATTGTTCTAAGGTAGTTAAATCGTCAATATCAGACCATCTCCAGTGACGACCCAAACCAACAAATTGATTTTCCTTTTTGTTAAAATTCTCCTCCATAAAACAAGCTGCATCATATAGTTCAGGATGGTTTTGTTTTAGATCCTGAACTTCCTTTATTTTGCGGTTTGGGCAAAAAAAACAACTTGACTTAGGTGGCACTCCTAGGTTAATAGTTTTAATCAAGGCAATACAATTTTCTTGAGTAATCTCCCAATCTATTAAAGGATATTCGTATCTGTAGATATCATCATCATACGGATTCTTTTTGCTATTAAGTAGTCGAGAAACCTCGTTATAATGATATCCTATGAATTTTCTGATTTTTGTCTCACCAATAATATCGGTATAATGATTACCAACATAAAGATTTTGTGGTTCTATTTTCCATGTAATTGAACATTCACCCCTGTTAAATGTCCGAGATGGGAGTGTTTTCAATGTCAAGCATTTCTCATAAAGGCTGGAATATTCAAAATACTGACTGCCATTTGATAGCAAACCCAGATATATAGACAAGAGAAACCATTCGAGGGATTTGTAACTCATCTTCCAGTTTACAATTATTGATTTTCTCGCTCGGGTTGGCTCGGTTTTTTGCTTCCGAACTTTGGTTACTTCTGGAAAGCTATTGGATTTTAACCAATCAGAAAAAGTGTTTACCCAGTCGTAGGTTTCAGGGAGTTCCGCCCCCGTATCCGCAAACAAGATTAAATCGGGTTTAATCCCTTTCAACACCATTGCAATTAACATGGCGGTGCTATTGGTTCCCCCACCATAGGAAACAACGATAGGAGAGTTTGGATCGGGTGCGGGTCTATTCTTTAAAATCCAAATAGGATCTTTAGCTTGAGTATCAACATGATCACCAAATAAATCCAATTGAGTTGTCATATTTCCACTTGCCCTCTGTATCCTTATATTTATAACTCTACTCCAGTTATCCTAAAATATCAACCCTCACTCAACTTTTTTGTAAAGAATTATATCGCCCGTTGTAATCGCCTCCAAAAACTCTGTCCATGCGGGTTCTGCTGATTCCCGTCTCCAATAACGATAACCCATGCCGATGACGAGGGTTTTTAATTTTTCCCTATCTTCTGGCTTGAGCCTAGCCTTAACTTCTTGTCTATATTCCTGGGGCCTCATAAAAAATCCTATGTAACTATTCCCCAGTTATAACAGATTATTCACCATCTGGAAATAAATCTGGCAACGACGGGCGGTGGATCGTGGATCTAAAAAGCCGAATCCCTTACAGAATCCGGCTTTTACCTCTATCGGAGCGACAGGATTTGAACCTGCGACCCCTACCACCCCAATGTATTCTTGATATAGTTAATTCCTTATATCGTGGGGTTTTTGGGAGTTTGGGATCTCAAGTTCCCAATTGTTGATCAATCAAATGCTCCTGATTCCCAATATTGTTTCGCAGCTTCCCACTGTTCAGAAGTAGCAGCGATATGGACTTGATGCCCAATATCTGCAAGTTTGGCTTTGTGATGATTGACCAGAACACCACATAAAGATATCCCATCAACTTGTTTTAATCCCAAACTATTGATCAGAGCATCCATAGTTTCAAGAGTTTTTAATCCGAATCCGTGGGGGTCGTAGGAGGTTTGATTTTCTCCCGTACCGTCCGCCCTCCAATATCGGGCGTGTAGTAGTTTCTCATTCATAAAGTTTCTACTTCCACAACTTGCGCTTTCCATCCCTTACGGGTCAATGCCAGAGCGTCTCTCGCCGCGACTTCGTTGTCTTTGTATGTGATAAATTCGTCATCGGGATGGACGGCTAAAAAGTCCGCACCTACACCTCCAGCATACAAACCTTCTGTGACTTGATCGTTGTAACGATTCCATAGCTTCACCGCAAATTTTAGTGCCATTGTTTTGTCCTTATATCATCAACTTTTGCGCGGATTTAAGGCGTCGCGCCCAGCCTAAAGACTAACGTTTGATTTTGACTGGCTCCCCTTGCTGAGAATCCCATTCCCACCCTTTTTCCAAAAGAATCAGATCCGGATCTAGTTGATAACGCCCATCTCGAAGCTGGAGCCATTTAAGTTCCATACCTTCATAAATAGGTTTATCTCGACCGTCATACTCAGTCCCCGATTCGTCTATCCAGTCCCCGCAAGCTAAATGCCATGAGCTACATAATTTCGATCCCTCACGAGGATGGAGACTCAAAAGTTCGTCATCCTCTTTGAAGAAGATATTTATTGGGTTTTGTTTTGTCCCTTCTATTTCCATTGGTGCGTCCCAAATTGTTAACTGTATTGGTTTCTCCACAATCTCCACCGCTTTCAAGGATTCCAGCCGACCCTCAAGTTGAGTCAATTCAAAAGCCCACTTCCGAATTAGGCTTCGGACGCGGGCAAACTTGACTATCAAGCTATTTAATTGATCAATCCGTTTTTGGATTTGGTTTTTAGTAGAGATTGTGGAGTTTTTCATATTTTACGCCCGATTTGGCGGCGTCCCTTTTTTTGTGTTCTATACTAAATTATTGTAGCTACAAAATCAAAATATGTCAACCCCTAAATCAAAAAAACTTTTTAACCGCCCAACCGTTGTCAGGGTGAGGCTTTCAGAAGTTGAGAGGGAGAGGATAGAGGCGATCGCATCCTCAAGAAATCTATCCCTCTCGGAATTGATAAGGTATTGGATCAATAATAGAGGCTGACGATACAGCTTTCCTTATTCCAGAAAGCAAAATTAGGGAGCAAGCCGAGCTTTCCCTAATCGGTTCTTTTCGTACCATTCCGCAATTTGGGGAACCCATTCTTGAGTATGTGTCCACATCATTTCAGAGAGTTTTTGAATCTCTAACTGGGCATCTTTTTTAAATCTTAAATCGAGAAAATGTAACAGTGAACGTAGGTTACAAGACATAACAAAATGCTGTCTGAAATCGAACGGGATTAAACCCCTGGCGTGTTCTTCACTCATCCCAGACTCAATGTTTTGTTTATACAAACCACAAGCATCTACACAGTGTTGTAAATGGATTTCTCTTAATTCAGGTGAATAATAATATTTTTTGCCTTGGCGATCGCTGTAATTCCCCACCGGACGGAGGTAAAAAACATCTTCTAAACTTCTCTTGAAGTTGATTACATCAACAATCCTCTGCCCTGAGTAGCGCCCAGATTGAACATCGAAACTAGCTATTCTATGCCGGGTTGCCTGTTGCATCACACTATGGGGGAAATATCCCACACTAAAAACGATGTGGCAGTGCTCTAACACTCCAAAGTGTCCTCTATTTCCCTCTAGTAATCGTTTAACGGCTATCTCCCCACACTTAATTTCAGAAGGGGTTTTATCAAGGCTTTCATATATATAATCCTCACTATAATCCTGATGGAGAGCCAGATACATTATTGTCTGGGGATTAGCTGTTTTCGATAAAACATCAACCTTGAATTTGTCCATTAGTCTCCTACTCTTTTGTGCATCTTCAGTCAAGAAATAAGATAATCATTAACTGTCAACAGTGTCAGGGATTTGAGTGGAATAGTTTGATCTTTAAAGCATTTAAAATTAAGTAATCGTAAAGAATTGATCATAATTTTTGTTGTTTGATGTATTTCTATTATTATATAATGATCTACACTTTAAAGCAAGGTGTGGGCTAGTGTCAAAAGAAATAAATCTTTTAACAACACTGCATGAAGCAGACGTTCACCCACGATCAAATTATAATATAGTCAGCTAGTATCAAATTAGTCAAGAAACAATGCAATCGTTATTTCAATCCATAAAATAGGCAATCGTCTATTGCGGGTCTCCTAACCCTAGTTAAAGGACTTAAATCAATGGTGTTTCAATCCATAAAATAGGCAATCGTCTATTGCGGGTCATAAATTCTCAATTCCTAAACTATAAAATATTCCGTTTCAATCCATAAAATAGGCAATCGTCTATTGCGGGTGATAGAGCTAAAAAATTAATTAAGGATAATGAGGTTTCAATCCATAAAATAGGCAATCGTCTATTGCGGGTTGCGGGTAATACTTTAGATGACGTTCACAAGGCATGTTTCAATCCATAAAATAGGCAATCGTCTATTGCGAGACACCACCACCACCGCCACCGTCACGTTTCTGCTACGTTTCAATCCATAAAATAGGCAATCGTCTATTGCGAGTAAAACCACAAATGGAAACGGCAATACTAACGGGGTGTTTCAATCCATAAAATAGGCAATCGTCTATTGCGAGTGTAGCTCTTTAATTTTCTGGTTTGGTGTATATCCTGTTTCAATCCATAAAATAGGCAATCGTCTATTGCGAGCCGTCTGACTGTTGGAACCCCCGAATTAGTAGAAGTTTCAATCCATAAAATAGGCAATCGTCTATTGCGAGAGCTTAATCCGCAGTTGTTTCAGGCGTTTCTATCGAAATCACCTAAGCTCATTCGATTTATTATAGCATGAGTTTTGGCGGTTTCGGCAACTAAAAAATCGTGAACCCCGTTTTTAAACAAATCATCTGGAATCGTTATGGTGTCTGACTTTTTGGTTTTTTTCTTGGTTGCCTTTTTAGAACAGCTAGGGGTTGCCGAATTTTTATTAATCAGGAATTTATACCAGAAATTATCGGACAATTCCACACCTTGATTGATTGCCATTTGAGCTAAACCTTTTAACTTAATGTTCTGTCCTGAGTTGACATCACGAGCAACGGTATAACCACAATTAGAGCATTTGTGAGTGCGTTGAGATAGCTTTTTCTTCTCTTGATGTCCACACTTCGCACAACATAAAGTAGTTCCCCAATTATCAACCCGAATCACTAATTTTCCGTGTTCCTTTGCTTTGGTTTCTAATAAATCAATAGCTTGACCAATAGCTACATCACTCCCTGTTCTGTTACTTCCTCGTTTGCGTTTTTGACTATTTTTATCGTAGATAACTGTACCATTTTCGGCAACCACTGGATTTCCTTCTGTGTCTAATTTTGCCTTGGCTTTAGCTTTTCGGTAGACGTTGGCGGGTTTGTAATCCTCAACAAAAATCACGTCAAACCAATTGATTAAATTGGTAGAATGCCAGTGATTGAATGATCGGCGGTGACGGGCGATTTTCTCATGAAGTTTAGCAATTTTATTATTGAGTTTCTCCCAATTCTTAGTTTTCCCCTCGTTCATTCGATACTTGCGAGATAATTGTTGCTGCATTTTCCTTAGACGTTTTAGCGATCGCTTTAAAGGTTGTGCAGCCTCAATAGTATGACCATTATCCAATGCCATAACAAACTGATGTCCGGGGTCAATTCCACAACATAACCCTGTCTTCTTGGCTTGTTTGATAGGGACGGACGCAGTTAATTGTATATACCACCCCGACGCTTTTTTGCAAATTTTCATCGGGTTAAAATCGCAACCATACCACCGTTTATCAAATCCAATTACCTCGATATAACCCAATTTTGGAATATTGATCTTACTGTCCTTAACGCCTAGATCCTTAGCGTTGTAATGGATTAAGGTCATTACCTTATCTTTAGCTGTTTTGAAACGTGGACGGCTGTGGCGACCCGCTAGAAATCCCTCCCAAGCCTTTGATAGTTCATGCGCTACACCTTGAATGAATTTTGCCGGGCAATCGGTGAAATTAACTTTTCGCTCCTCACCCCTAACTAAATAAGTCACAATCCGATCCTTGTGGTGCTGATGTCCAAATACCTTTAGGAACCCGTATAGTACCGACTTTTTAGAATCCAGTGAGTCAATAATAGGGCTATTTTCATCAATGGCAACGGGATGGATTAACCCCCTTTTCTTCTCGACTCGCTCAATCCCCATCTTCCAATCTGGGATCTCAATTCGTACCCATTGCTTGAGCTTGCGGTCGTATCGTTGCAAGGGAGTTGCAGGGACGTTAGACTTTGACAGTTTATCGTAAGGGTTCCACTCGTTAAATTCCTCTATCAGTCCTAATGAGCGATTCCAAACCCACTTACAAACTAGCATCCAATCTTCTAGGGTTCGCTCTTGTTCTGAAGATAGAATGAGTTTAAACTCCTTTGTTCGCACATTTTCGCTAAAATTAGACATACCTATTTAAGAAATTGAAACGTATGTATTGACATTTCCATTATATACAACTATAGTGGAATCACCGACGTTTAGATCGGCAAGCCAAAAGCTGCCCTTGGAGCCGAAAGGATTAACGATTAGGCGATGAAGAGGGAATATTCTCTAACCAGATATGGTTAGCAATTTTAAAAATAGGTAATCAACTTAAAAAGGGGCTCCGGCCCCTTTTTAGTGGACTCCATCTATTTTTGAAACCGAAATAGACTACACTAAAGGGACGTTCAACTTATAGGAATACCCCCGCGACACTCGAAATGTCCGGGGATGAGTCAACCTGTATAAGAGTCAACCTTGACAATCTCAATCTCAACACAAAGGGCTTTCAATCTCTCAAAAGCCACCACTGGATCGGCTTCAAAATCAACTGGACTAGATCCGGTCATCGGAGCGTCAGACACCGCCCCTAATGGCTCAAAAGCACGGGATTTATTATTCCAAAAAAACACCCTGTTAATACGTCGCTCTATTGCTTCCGGTGTTTCGAGAAAACAATAGATAAGTCCTGTGACAATAGCCTGCCTGACATCGGTTCTGAATCGCCTTTTATCGAGTTTAATTGTCCATAATTCAGATAGAAGTTCCTCGTCGGTTTCTACATCATACCAGAGACACTCACAAGAGAATGTGTGGAGGTCGTTGGCATGAATTTTTTGGGCGGGTTGAAATCCTTTTTTAGTTGTCTTCATAAAGATTAATTGATTTTAAGATTGCCAGACCTAACTCTTTCGCCAACAACGGCGGCACGGCATTTCCGATTATTTGTTGACTTAAAGATTTGGATTCTGGGAATTTGTAATCATCGGGAAAAGTTTGCAGCCGTGCCGTCGCTTTTTGACTAATCCGTTTGATTTGACTTCCCTGTACGATGTCCGCCCAATGGGTCGAAACACCCGCCATAGCTCGAATTGTTGGACAAGGCTTGTTTTGTGGAGTCGGTAAAATGTTCTTAATACAGGCTCCCGCACGGGGGATTAATAGGATGGGAGAATGGGAATTACAGTGACCCCCTACGATAGTAAAACTTGGATCGTTTGACTCCCGAACTGTAGCCTGTCTAATGAGTTGTTTACCAATATCAATCAAGGCTTTTTCTGGCAAATATCCCAATTCATTCAATCGCTTAATCTGCCAGTCCGCAAGCTCACAATCCTGCATTTCTGGGATTAAATCACTAATGGCTTGATACCATCCCTTTTTAGGTTTTGATTCAGGAAAATAAGGGAGGGGTTCTGAATTTTTAACTGCCCACATAATCAACCGTTTCCGGTTTTGCGGAACCCCGTGATCCGCCGCGTCTAAAATTAACCAATGATAGCGATATCCACAATCAATTAGCGATCGCAATATCGCCTCAAAAGTTGGTGATTTTGCATATCCTGGGACGTTTTCGAGAACCACCCATCGAGGGGATAATATGGCAATATAATCACAGCAATAAAGCCCCGCATCTTTATCTTTATGGTCAGGAATATCACCCCGCCGTGCATTGCTGTATTGTTGGCAGGGGGGACTCATCCAAAGTAGATCAACCCGCTCCATGAGATGAGTGCGAATTTCACCAACACAAGAGTTGAATACTTTGGTATTGGGGAAATTTAATCGTGCTACTTCTGCAATTTTAGGATCTCGTTCGATCCCCCAAATGGACTCAAAACCCGCGGCTTCTAACCCCAAATCTGCACCGCCTCCGCCCATGAATAATGTTGCGAATGTTGGCATTAGAAACCCTCCTCAACAACTGTTAAGCCACACCCGGGGAGTAGTAAATTAGGATCGTTTGATGAACTCAACATCACCATTCCAGAGGGTAAGCATTCTTTTACAGTGAGGATTACATTGCCAAAATTCTTGTCTGTAGTTTTGACATGATCGCCTTTCTGGAAAGCGTAATTTCCGAGGGGGATTTGTTCCCCTTTGACCATCTGAATAAATAGTTTTATCTTGTCCGAGTCTAAGGATTCTGCCAATCCTTTCGTCCACTGAATTTTGATTTTATTCCCCCGGCACATAATCACCCGTCCGATGTAACGGCTATCCTTTTTTAATTGCACAATATCAGTTTTTTTGAATGGGGATGAGTCGGAAATCTCCTCAAAGTCTAGGGTTTCTGATCTGTGCCAACTTCCCTCTTTACAGTTAGTTACTTGACAGGTTTGTTTTAATACATTGAAACTTTCAACTCGCCATGCTGTACCTCTTATTAGATAAGATGGGCGGTGTTTGTGTGGGTCAATCTCTACCCACTCACCAACTTTTAAAACTCTTTCAAATATCTTGGTTGTTACGGTCATGTCAATCTCCTTTGTTGGGTTTAATGGAATTAATCAATCAAGGGCGCGGTCAAGATTAAGCGGTTAATGAACGGGCGGATTCTGGTCTACCATCACGTTTTTTCATCTCCCTGTCTTCATTTAATAAAGCAATAAACCAACGAACCCCATCGTCTGAGATTCCGTTTAAACAATCAGGATGCGAGAGGATGTATTCCACTAAATGATCATTCCGAATGTAAAACTGTCTTGTGCCTTCAGAGTGATGTTTTAGCCCGTTATTTATCCATCCACGAATCCTTTCTCTTGAAAATCCTAGTCCTATAAAAACTGCCGTGGCTCCATACCAACCACTGTTAGGTCTTAGGCTTTGTCCGAGATTTAATAACTTATTTTGAACGGATAATATTGTTCGCTCTTGATAGCCTTTTTTAACGGCTAGTTGATTATATCGAATAACTAATTGGGTGAACGGTAAAGTTTCTGCTAGTGCTATCAAGGTTTCAGTTTCCTCGTGTGTCCATATCCAACTTGATTCCTTTAGGTTGTTTCTAACCTTTGAATATTTGATATCAATAGATGCTTTTGTTCTCCCTAAAATTTCAGCAATCTGCGCATGAGTTTTTTTGCTGTCTTTTAAAAGTAGAAGTTGTTCTATCTCAGCTTCTGTCCATGTGTTCTTGTAATTTTCTAGCATTCTCAAACTCCTTGATAATTAGTGGGTTTCTATCTTGACCTCGCCATATTTTTAAACTGAGTAAACTGGGAATCAAATAATAACTTAACCGTTCCGGTGGGGCCGTTGCGATGTTTGGTTAAAATGATTTCAGCTACCCCGGCTTCTGAACTGTTGGGATTGTAGTAATCATCTCGGTAAATCATCATTATTAAATCCGCGTCCTGTTCCGTTGATCCCGATTCTCTCAAGTCGGACATCATTGGGCGTTTATTAGTGCGTTGCTCAACACTTCGATTTAACTGAGATAAGACAATAACAGGGACGTTTAAGTCCTTTGCCATTCCCTTTAATCCCCGTGTAATTCTTGACAATTCCTGCACCCGATTCTCGCTACCACCATCCATTAATTGCAGATAATCTATTAGGATTAAACCTAGTTTTCCATCGTTTTCGGCTTGCAGTTTTTGAGCTTTTTTCTTAATTTCATTGACAGTAGGGTTCGAGGTATCGTCAATAAAAATCGGCAATTCTGCTAACTTACTAATCGCCTCTGTTAACGGCTCCCACTCATCTTGCTGAATATTTCCCGACCGCAGCCGCGTGCTTTCGATTTTTGCTTCCCCTGCTAAAAGTCGTTGGACTAACTGACCTTTGGACATTTCTAAACTGAACACCGCAACGGGTAATCCTTTTTTAGCAATCTTAAAACCAAACTGGACTGCTAAGGCTGTTTTTCCCATTGACGGCCTACCAGCCACAATAATTAAATCTGAACGTTGAAAACCTCCTGTCATTGCATCTAAATCATAGAAACCGCAGGGAACACCGGGGGGAATTTTGCTTTCACTCCGATCTTCAATTTCCTGAAAGGTATCAATCAGGGTTTCACCAATTGAAACTAAATCTTGCTGACTTTTCCCCTGGGAAATATTGGCAATTTGTTCTTCTGATTTTTGAATTACAGTCTCTAAAGGTTGACTGGTATCTTCTGCTAGTTTGATAATTTCGTAAGCAGATTCAATTAGGTTTCTTCGGGTTTGTTTATCCGAGATTAATAGACCGTATTGATCGATGTTTGTGGCAGAAACGGTGCGGTCTAATAGTCGGGTTAACCCTAATTGCCCCCCGGCTTTTTCAAGTAATTTCTGATCGGATAACCAAGTTGTGACGGTCATCAAATCCGTGGGTTTTCCCTCAGAATGCAGGGTTAATACTGCCTTGTAAATCGTTTGATGCGATCGCAGAGAGAATGATTCAGGTTGCAACATTTCTGCAACTCGACCAATGGCTTCTGGGTCTAATAGAATCCCCCCTAAAACGGCTTGTTCTGCCTCGACATTTTCCATGATTACTGTTTCCATTATTTCGCTCCGTTTAAGTTTTTACTCATTTTTGTGGCGATCAGGTTATTTAGAAATTCCTGATTTTTTACCCGTTGTTCCTCTGAAAGTTCTGGCTTGAGTCCATTGGGTTTGAATTCCCGTTGCTCAGGGGGAATGATTTGCACTGGGCGCTCAAATTCTCGCGGGGATTTTCGGTAGGCTTGCCAGTGGATCTTGAAATCGTTGCTCAGGTATTGCAGTTGGGTACTTTCAATCGATCCAAGGTGAGATATCCCACCGAGTTTGAAAATTGCGTACTGGGTAGCATCATCCAAATTATTTAACGGGAGGCGGTTAGCGAGCGATTCTAGGCATCTTGACCAACAATTAGATACTAATTCACGGTCGGACTCTTTAACGAGGTTTACAAGCTCTTTACCCGTGGGGCATTGTCTAAGATTGAAAATCGCCTCCCAGATTGCCATCTCAAATTCTTCTGCCGATAACTCTTGACTGAGTTTGTCAAACCAAATCTCGTACTTGAGTTGTGTAAAAATCGCGTCGGGAAAGTTTTCTTTCAGGTTTTCAATTCCCTGATCAAAGATTTCATCGTTAAGCTCGGTCATGGTTAAGCTCCTAATTTTTGTTCGCGTTTGGCTCTAAGGATGGCGAGGCGTTCATCCTTAGAAAGCTCGTCAATGTTTCGGGTCTGAGTTGATTTGCCACCGCTAAACTTGGCTTTTGCTTTGAGCCAACTTTCGGCATCGGCAAGAATTTTTAGCGGTTCGGATTTCCACTTCTGAGCTAGGGAAGATTTGGCGTGGTTAGAGTTGCAATCCTTCCCTCTGTAATGGGAGCATTTGCTTAACAGCACCCGGTAATATTCCAAAAATTCAGGGTCGGGGGAACGCTCACCTCTCATGGCTCCGGTCGCCGCAATTTGTTTCCAGGTCGCCATATTTTCTGCGGTTGTGTCTGTTGGCAGAAATCGAGAATCGAACTCGACGGCGGCGGGATGTTTGATCTCAGGAGTAGGAAGATGGTTTTTAACAGGTGGGTCTTGTTCTGGGCTTTGGTGAGGAGTCAAGTCCTCTGTACCCTCTTGTCCGTGGTCTTCGTTTGAAACTAAAACGGCTTCGTTTGGAATCCCCCCCCACTCCGATTCCCCTTGGGGGGTAGGGGGGTCTTTTGAATTTAAGACTTGAATATTTAGATCATGAATTATATAAAGATCAGAGTTTAAATCTGAACTCTGTACACTGTTTAAATCTAAACTCTGGCGGTTTAAATCTAAACTCTGGGAGAGGTTTGAATTTAAACTCTCATCGTTTATATCTAAACTCTGGGATTTGGTTTTCCTTTTGGAGCTAAAACCCTTACTAGCCTTGGCTTCCCTCAATGATTGCTCTACTTGTTCAATGTTGAATCTGTAGAGAAGGGTTTGATCTCTAGGGATTGAACTAGGTTTGCTTTCGATGAAACCCTTATTTTTCAATAGCTTCAAAGCCTCGATCACTTTGTTGCGCTTAAACGTCCCACAGATGGCATCGACAAAGGTTTGAATCTTTTCATAGAGCCACTCGCTAGGAACCGGAGTAATTTGACCCCCGTTTTTGATTGCCTCGGCGTTTTGTTGCTCTATTCGTTCAATCTCCCTGAATCGGTGGGCTGTCCAATACTCTAAGGAATGCAATATCTGAGCCGCGCAAGCATCCCCAGTTATTTCGAGATAATCAACACGGACAACGGAATAGCCGCCAAAATGCTCGTCAATGATGCTGTCAATCATGCTCCCCCCAATCGTTTATAAGCTGGTGGGCGAGGGTCACAAATGTATTGCTTCCTATCATCTGGAAGGACTCGAAGGTAGTCATTTTTCAATCTCAAGGATTCAAAAATCAAATACTCCTCTACCCAATTACCACTCAGAAGTTGCCACCGGAAAAATAATAAATAATCCGTTTTGTAAAGCTCGGACAAACTCTCTAATACCGAGTTATCATCTGTTTCTGAATGCCAAAGATCGTTAACTTTTAAAACCCACGGGGTAGGGTGGGAAAGAATAAAAGCCAGTATTGCGTTTGCTTTGGGACTTAGCCGACAATCGGTAAGGATTGGGCTTGTTCTATCACCGCTTCTAATGACAATCATGCAGCCTCCACTTCCCACTTGCTGGGATGCACCAAGGCTAATCTTGTAATTGAAATAAAACTTCTCATTCGCGTCTCCCGTCCCCACGTTCTGGGGATTCATCTGTTGGTGTTGTCGCTGCAAATTTGCCATACTCAAGGGTTTGAGTTTTTGGCGGTGGGGTCTTGTTTTCTCCCCTTCCACTTCCTCTGTTGACAAAATCTAATAAGTAGGTTGAGGAAATCATGACGATCAAGGTTGATCCGATTGCAAGTTGAAATAGTTGAAACTTCATTTTTGATTGGCTACGATGGATTTTACTCTTACAGGGTTTTGGGTTGTTGACTTCTTGCTTTTTGTAGTTAAGTTGGAGTCAATCTTTGAAAGGAAACCAAGGGGGAAGGCTTGAAACTTCGCCCCGGCTTTTGACAAGTAAATAGGTATCTACAATCAGACCGTTTTCGTTTTTATATAGGCAATTTCTCCCGTTTCAATAAATTGTTGGTTTTAACCCTAAAATTTCAACAAAGCTAAATCCGGTTCTGGAAACCCCTTTTGTTCTCGCAGTCCATCAGGGGGTAGCTTCGTTGTTTCTAGGGAGCTAGGGATTTGGTCAGATGGTCTTGCCAAATTCCTTGACTATTGCTATGATAAACGAAGAATCTTATAATGTCAATATAAGAAAAGATAAAAAAAAGTAACGGTGGCACGGATGGAGAAATTATGATTCCTTATAGTCGGGTCTTGATGATTTCCTGGGATAAGAAGGCTGGCGCAGCACTAAGAAAGATTAGAGATGCTACAAAATTATCGCGTCGGCAGTTGGCTGAATTAACCAATGGAACAGTCTCGGAGCCAACGATCATTAAATTAGAGCTTGGAGAAGTTGAGGCTGTGAGTAGAGAAAAGCTGGATGCTTTGCTGTGGAGTCTTGGCAGTGACATTAGTTCAGTCTTCCCTACGGTACTTGTAAAAAACTTTTGAAAATCGCTTGACAATCTTATAATGGTATTATAAGATTGTAGATACAAAGCCAAAAGCGGTCAGCACCCAGATTTCTGAGGTCAAATGCCAACCGCCTTACGGGATAAAACCCAATTAAAACCATGACACCCAAATCTAACATTTACGACCTAGACATCGTTGCTCAAGTCTTGAGTTGGGACAATTTCACCTATGGAACCGAAGCAGCCTACAAACCAGAAGACATCAAAGCCATTAGTAATGTCGTTGAAGGGATTATTTGGTATCGGGTCGGAGTTGGGGCTGTTCCTATCTCAGTCGATCAGTTTTCCTACTACTGGGAACAGATCCAAGCAAAAAGCCAGCCCGAAGAAAAAGTTGAAGTTGTCAAGTTAGCCAAAGAAACAGGGACGGCTATCTGGGAACTGGGCTGCAAATTAGGCTATATAGTCCAATACCGCAAACAGTTTTACGCTGTTTCCGAGATGTTAGTTCACGGAAAAGGGTATCAATATTCCCAATCCCGACACAGCAGTTTTCAGTTAGCTGTTGACTGCTTAATTGAGCAGTCATGGACTGAGGAGGTGGCGTGATGGATGATGTCAAAGAGTTAGCTGAAAGATTCGTCGAATTAATAGAAGAACGCGACTTCATTGTCGAGTTCAACGAAACCTATAACGACCGATGTATTGAGATTGACGATGTTTTGATCCCTGCAATTATTAAGCAGATTCCACAGGGAACAATGAATGAGTTTAACGAATTAATTAATTCAATTCTTGGAGAAAACTAACATGGACAGAAAAAATTTAGATAGAGCCTATGAGATCGGATCTGATCGTGGATCTAGTTTAAGTCTGGATTATTTTTTAAATCCAGCGGGGGACATTTTTATCAAGAACCCCAACGATTCAGGGGGAATTATTCTATTTGCTGACGGTAGCGACAGATTCTTTTCTGAAATGCCGGATGACGATTTTTGTCCTTTTGATATGTACAAAGCACGCAACTAATAATCACCCTTCCCTTACGCTTCATAAATACCTTGATTTGTGAAGCGTTGGGG